ACGAATGACATATTGTCAGGATGCAAGCCCGCTCACACGATTGTCAATCGGGCGGTTTTGTTTGACACGGGCTAGCAGGTTTGTTAGATGTGTCAGCAGAATAAAGGAGCACTTCAAGTGATCACTCGACTAGTCACGGAAAAACAAATCGCGGGTACTCACCACAAGATCGGCACTGAGCTTTGGCACTGTTCGGTCACGGGAGAACCCGTCATCACCAGGGTCAACGTAGCCGAGCAAAGACGGGAATCGACGCTCGATATCGAACGCGGACTTGGCGGAGATCCGAGCACTCCGACACGGCTGATTTTTGTAGGGAAAGGTGCTCACCGGGCCGCACGTCGAGCGTTGTCACTCGCTGACAAGCCCTAGATCCGAGAAGTCCGGCTCGGCGTAACACCGACAATTTACCGCTTCCCCTGGGTGTCCGTCCTCCGGCGGATCGCTCCAGTCGTACGAATCTCCTTCCCTGACCTCGTGTTCCTCACGCACGCGATTGTCGCGCACCGTGCGCCACACGTAGCGAGTCACGCCTAGATTTTGCTGACGCTCCGCGTTCACTTCCCCGAACAGCTTACCCATCTGATCACGGGCTATCAGCTTCGCCCGCGACTCGCTCACGCCCGCGCGTTCTGCTAGCAAGTCCGCTACAGTCTCCCAACGCGAGCCCTCGACCGTGGCTTGCGCTACGGTGCGGGCAAGATCGTCCGCGAGGCGAGGCCCGAGCCCTTGCACAAGCTGCGCGTTCTCGACGGCAAAGGTCGAGATCTTGCCGACTACACCGGCATCGAGCCCGCGCGCCTTGTTGAGATCCACGCCGACAGCGGCCCGAGCTTGAGCGACGAGCTGCCGCTTCTGGTACTCGGCGGTCAGCTGGCCGTAGCGAAGTGCGAGCTTCATAAGCTGCTCGGTGTTGCCGATCTTGGCTAGGCGCTGATTTGTCTCTATGAGCAGCTGCTCGATCGGGTCGCGTGCGTCGACCTTGTGCGTGCTGCGGATCGTGTCCGGATCGGGCCAGTGCTTGTGGAGCTTTTCGATAAAGCGATCGAGCTCCGCTTGTAGCCCGGCCAGCACGGGCCGAAGCGCCTTGTAGTAGTCCGCCGCAATTCGGGTCGGCGGGTGCTGCTTAGGTAGTCGCGGGGGCACTGATCACCGGCACCTGTTGCGGCTGCTCGCTCTGCACGGTCACAAGGTCGATATCGGGGTCGATCGACGTGTCGGGATTGTAATCGTCGCCGCCGAATCGGGACTTGCGGATCTCGTCGGGAGTGAGCGCACCCATCGAGTAGTAGATCTGATCGGTCTGTGCCACCTTCAAACGGCGATCGGCGTCCGCGACTTCCCCGAGCTGTTGTAACGGCAGCCACTTGATCGACCAGTATTCAGGCTCGACGCCGCCGGTCGGGCCGTCCTTGGCTCGGAACAGCACGCGAAGTAGTCGCTCTAGTCGGGGCTGGAGCTGCTGAGTTTGAAATGAGCTGATGATCGAAAACCAGATTTCCAGGTCGGTCTGTCCGGTCGAGTTGAGTCCGCCCGGCTGCCGCCCGAACAGCAAGCTGATCGGCATGCCAGCGGCAGCCGCGAGCCGCTCCATCCATTTATCGAGGAGGTCCGACATCCCGGCGACTTGGGTAGTCGAGCGGCTGTAGTCTTCCTCGGAATCAATGATCAAGGTGCGCGCCACAGATCGAGCCAGATCGAGCGCCTGTGCCCGGTTCTGCACGATCGTTCGATCGTTCGCAGACAAGATCTCGGCAAGCCCCTTCAATTTCAAAATCGGGATTGCGAACTCGGCAAGTAGTGTGCTCGACCCGTCGAAGCTGGAGTTAAAGCGCTGGAGTACCGCATAAACCCGGTTGAGCACGCTGTCGCCCCAGCCGTTATTTTCGCGGTAGGTGCGCTTTGTGACCCGGATGCCGGGAAAGAAGATCAAGCGGCTCTCGTGAATCTGGCTCGTGATGGCGGTACCGTCATAGCCCGCGATCGGAACCACCTCCACAAGCTCGGGCTTTCCGAAGTTTGGACGGAGCGGGTCGCCGTACCAGCGCTGCGGGCGAAGCTCGCGCGGCTCAAACACTTGCAAGAACCGAAACGACCGCACCGCGTTTTCGTCAAGCGGCTGATCAGGCTTGCGCCCATCGAGCGCGCCCATAAACAACGCGCCGCCACCATACGCTCGCTCGTACTCCGCCGCCGTAGTGAGCTGCGCAACAAGATCCAAACCGCTCGGGCTGATCGCTGCATTGATCCGGCGCTCGGCCTCGCGTGTCTGATCGGTGAGTGCGCTCCGGTCTTCCGCGAGCTGAACCACGAACCCCTTGCGGAGCGCTTCGGCGACCGGGTACTCGACGATCTTCGCGGCAATATCGTCACCGCGCCACAGGTTTTCTAGCGTCTGCTGATCGAGAAGGTCTGGCGTGACCTCCGAGGCGAGGTTTTTGTCTCGCCCTGGAATCCCAAGCCCGGTCAAAAAATTCGACCATGTGTCAGCAGCCCAGCGTTTCAAAAGCATGTCAAGACCCTATCACAAGGTACCGAGCGCGCGCAGCCGCACCGCGTTTGTGCTCACACCGGTAGAGAGCTCCGCCATGCTCACGGTGTCGACCTGATCGTCGTGGTCGCCGTTCGGAAATTGATCGAACTCGTCGAGCCATTCCTCTAACCACGGTGCATCGTCCGGCAGTATCCAATTCCCGGCCTCTACCAACGGGCTTACAAACTGCGCTCGGGCCTCTTTGCTGTCCTGTCCCGGGTTCCACGCAATCACGCCCGGTATCGCCCGCGAGATCGCGCTCACGATGGCGGGGCCGTTCGCTTTGTCCTCGATCACGATCCGGCTAGCCCTCCGACCGGGCCGGGCGTCCTTGCGCCATCTGTCGACAAGCGGGGTCAAGTGGCCGATCGTCGCGCTAAAATCGGCCTTCCGCCGAAAGCGCTCTAGCACGTAGCGCCGGGCACCCTTGAACCCGACGACAGTAAGCACTACATAATCGTTCTCGTCGCCGTCCTTGAAAGCGGCATCTACAAACACACCAATCAGATCGAACGTGTCCGGCAGCGGCTCGGCGGCACCTTCGTAGCAGCCACGCGGACGCACGCCCGGCCCACCGACCCCGTCCCGTTTCCAAAATCGCCACCACGCGCGCTTGAACAGCCCGCCGCCCTCGACGTTCGGGCTTTGATCGTGCTGGTTTGCGTAGCCTGTCGAGCCGAGCCGCACCCGCTCGGCGGCGAGGTATGGGGCCGGCTGGAGCTGCGGGAACAGCGGCTCGCCCGGCTCGGTGCGGGGGTCTTCTCGAAAAACCGCGCCTGCTCTGTTGACCGTGACAAAAGAGCGCTTCGGGTCATACTCCGACGGCAAGCACAGGTGCTGGAAATCGCCGCGCGCCAGAAGATGCCCGCTCAGGTCGCGCGTGTGAAGGCGCTGCATGACCACGATCCGAAAGTCGCGCTGCGGATCGGCGATTCGGTTGTGAAGCGCTTGATCCCAAGTCTGATTAACCCGGACACGCTTAGGTCGCGACCACGAGTCTTTCACCGATAACGGATCGTCGGCGATGATACCGTTCACACGCCAGCCGGTCGACCCTCCGAAGGAGTCCGACTGCCGGAACCCCGTCCGCGTGTTCCAGTAGTAGGTCTTCTCGTGCTGCCGGGGGTCGAGTGTCCAGCCCGCCGGGTCCGAGAATCGTGTCTTGTACCACGGGCTCTCGATAACCTTCTGCGTACGCATCGAGTCGCGCGTCGACAATTCGCGATCGTAGGACACGAACAGCCCGCGCGCTTCCGGTCGCCAAGTCCACCACCATGCCGGGAAGAACACCGACGACCACAGGCTTTTTGCCGTGCCGGGGGGCTGGTTGATGATCAGGTTTTGGACCTCGCCGCGCGCACAAGCTTCCAGGTGCTCGGCGATGACCCCGTTATGCCAGTTGTCAAGGTACGGCGTGCAAGGCTCGACGATGTGCCAAGCTTGCTGTCCGAACGCTCGCAGGGAGCGGCGGCAAAGCTCGGCCTCAACATCGGATGGCCTAAGACGACCTAGATCGATCATCCGATCGGCTCGATCCGTGACCCTTTGAACCGTTTCAAGTAGCGGAAGGCTGTCGACCGGCTGACGACGATTGACTTCCCGCTCTCGTAAGTGAACATGAAGCGCCGCTTGTCGACCACTCTGCCGATGTCTGTCCTCTTGAGCTTGCGCTCATAGAGCCCGATAAAAAAATGCTGTATCGACCATCGGGCCGTGCCGGGGCTGGAGCAGTAGCCCACAAGCTGCCGAAGTCCGGCCAGCCCCAGGAATTGATCACCTACGGCGATACCGGGATGACGGCCCGGCGGAAACTCGGTGAGCGTGAACACGAACCCGATCGATTCGCGCTGCTCGACTCCCACCTTCAGGACGCCCCGACCGTACTTGTAGTTATGCACGAGCTCGGACATGTTCGCGAGCTTGTCGAGCAGCACCTTACGGCGCACGGTTCGGTCAGCAGCGGTGAGTGTGTTGCCGCGCCGCTTCCGCTTGTTGAAGTGGTGGCGGAGCTTGCGCCACACGTCCTCAGAACCCCACTTGGTAGGAGGGGTCGTGCCGACGTGTTTGGTGTAGAGGTCGCGAAGCTCGTCGCGTGTTAGGCTTTTGTAGCTTGGGGGTAGTTCCACGGATGGGCACTAGCAAACCTGCTAGGTCGTGTCAAGTCGGACTGATCGCGCGCCAAGTCGAACGCCCAGCCGACCTTCGCTGTCGACCGGAGCGAACATTACCAACGGACACGCGGTGGAATTCGAGGTCACCTTGTGGCTCCCGTTGGACCACTCCCAAAAGGGCTCATCGCCCGGCCTATCCACTAGCTCAAACGATCCGACCTCCAAGCTCTTTGGATACCCGTCCATCCGGTACATCCACAGCCCGTCATGCTGCTTTATCTGAGCTTCGGTTGGCCACGATATCCAAGCGCTCGCGTGGTCAACCGTTTTTAGCAACTCCGCTTCTGCGGCTGGGCCCTCTTCGTCGAGCGGGCGCCTTCTCGGATCGAGCTCGGGTTTCTCCGGCACGTCAGACGGCCACAACATGACGATCTCGATATTGGTCGGAAACGGGTTGTAGCTCACGGTTTGACCCTCTTACTAAGTCGAAGTAGCCCGGCGAAGGTGAACCGATACCCGCCGCCGCACTGCTCGACGTATTGGTATTTGCCGTATTCGTCGTCTCGTATGATCGCGAGCCGCTCGATAGACGGACGAGTGAATGGGTTTGTGAGAAGCGCTCGCCAATAGCTGCACGGTACCTGTGCGAGATCGCCGATCGTCTTAGCGATCTCTGCAAGCTCAACAGCCCGAAACTCGTCGCCGTTAACAGCTAGAGTCTTGACCATGCACGCCGCCATCACTTCGGCCTCACACGATCCGAACATGCCGATAAACGGGGGTAGGCCTGAGATCACGACATCACTAGGTTTCATCGCACCACATCGCAAAGCACGTATTCGACCGCGCCGCCGTCGAGCTTGCGACTGTGCGCGAAGTTTGCCGCCGCGAGTTTCTTGATTTGAAAGATCACCAATTGCCGCTGGTAGCCCCTGATCGGAAGCTCGGTCGCCTTGACCGGCCCACCGAGTAGCAGCGCGACAGCTTGGACGGCTGCCTCGGACACGTCCAAGCCCCGGTCGTGTAACCAGTGCGCGGCACGAACGTAGCGCTCGCAGTTGGCGCAGAGCAAAACCCCCGTGCTCGTGCGACCCCTCACACCGGCCAGTGCTACAGCGGCTCGATCGTCCGAGTGACCGAGCATACTGCTAGACTTGACCGTGCAAGGCGGCGGTACTTTTCCGACAAGCTTTGGCTTACCTGGCTTGATCTGCCAAGTCGTGAATCGGGCTACAGGTTCAAAGATTCGGGCCATCGTTTTGATCCTCCGCCGAGAACACTAGCTAGTTTGCTAGCGCGTGTCAAGCCTAACAAGCTCCGCTTCGGCGGGTTCGGCACGCTTCATGATCTGAAGTAGCTGCTCTAGCTCGCCCGATGAGAGCTTAGACAGGTCGAGCTTCGACTCTACTTGGACGCTTGCGGCGACCTCAGACCGATCGCCCCAAGTATCCTCCGCTCGCGACCCTCGCCCGCCCGGCCCCTTTAAAAGCCACGTCTCGGGCTTGGTAGCAAAAACTACCGTCTCCGCCATCGCTCGGGCTTTCGCGGCAGCTTGCCGCAGAAATTCCCGATACCCGGCGTCCGCCCGCATAAGGTCGTGATGTGTGAGGTAGGAGATATGCTTGCACGCGGCAGTCTCGATTGAGACACCACGCTCGATGTCGATTGCGATCTTTTCAAGCTGCTCGGGGTCGAGCACTTTCAGGGCGAGCATCTTGCCGGGGGAAGGGACATCCTCTTGATCGTAGTACCCCCCCTTCAAAGGAGCGTCATCATCGGGCGGTAGTGACAGCATTGATTTCTATTGTAACACTTTCCAATTACTTTGAAGGGACATCCTCCTGATCGTAGTACCCGCCCGCAAGCGGTGCGTCATGCTGGTCTAGGTGCTCGGGGAACCACTCGACCTCGCGAGCCTTCCCACAGCTCCGACATCGCCCAGGTGGCGCGGTGTCGGTGTAGATAGCGACGGCTTTCCGATTCCTGCCCGTGCCGATCACGAGCGGGCGGACCTTCTTAGGGTACACCCTGAAATCACCTAAGCTGTAGTACTGATAATAGACAGCATCTTGCTCAGCTTGGGTTTCGGGCTCGCGTACGGTGAGGGTGAACTGACGACCCTGTCGGATAGCCTCTTGCCGGGCGACGTGCTCGACGCTTTCCGTGTCGCTCGGTATCCACCGGTACCAGCTCGACAGGTTGCCCGAGCGCAATCGAGGGTTGGCCGGAACGGAACGCGCGGAGTCCGGGTTAGAACTAGCAGCTGCGTTCAACACAGGACAGCCTTCCCCGAGTAGCCGAATCTTATCGCTGTTTGTGAGTTTGAACTTCAATTGCTGCGCGTCCTCGACCACGGTTTGGACGTGGTCCGACAGCCGCACAGACTGAGCTTCCCGCCACTCCCCACGCTGATTCTCATATCGCACACAGACAACGATGTTGCGCTTCCCGTACTGCGTTGCTTGTGCGTAAGTCTCAGACATGGCACGCCTCTCGACGATAGGCACGAACTCTATCACGATTGCGTGCCCTCAAAGCAGCCACCACACAGAAGTGATAGCTGTAGCAGTCAAATCCGAGATCGCTGTCGGCGACGGTGTTAAGCTCATCTAGCTGGGCTTGCAGCCCGAGCGGCAGATCGACACCGGACCACAGCTCGGCAAGCACGGGCGAGGTCGGCGAAAGTGTAAGCTTGCTTGCATCCTCGCATGCGATCCGCTTGATCGCCGCGGTGAGGTCGGCTGCCGGACTCCATGACGACCGGTGATTGAGCCGGTATTTAATTTCTCCGGCCCGTTGTTCGACCAATTTCGCAAAATCAGCGTCCGAATATCTAATTCCGAAAATCGGGGGTTTCTGCTGCCTCATGGTTTTCTCTACCTCCGCTCCGAAAACTACCAGATGGTGCGAAAGACTGCAAATAGTAAATAATGATATTTTGCTCACCGACGGTAACGCGCCGATCGAGTCTGTTACAGTGTAATCCGACTTACAGAATCCAGCCAGTACTGAACAACCGCGCAGGGGTGTCTAGGGTGTCTATGGTAGGGCGATGTAGGTATTTTTGAGCGTGAGCGACGGCAAGCTCGGAGGGTCGCCAAGGACTAGACACCCTAGCACCCCTCAAAACCAAACTTTTCAAAACGGGCCTTCTGGTGTAATTAATTATTTAAAATGTGTATTTATTTTTCGTGCTCGGAAAATAAATAATTAATTGCCTCCCCTCCTTAAAATCAAAAGTCTTTAAAAAGGGGTATCTAGGGTATCTAGTCGAATCTTCCATTTTTCATCACCGACGGGGAAGCTTTACAATACCTACATCGCCCTACCATAGACACCCTAGACACCCCTGCGCAGTTGTTCAGTAGTACCCCCTGTAGTGTGACCCGCCTTACACTTTGAAATAAAAACGCACGCCTCGCTTGACAGGCTGCCGGAAATAGTAAAGGGTGGGAGTTATGAAAATTTCGTATTTTCAAACTTTCCCCGACGCTGACCCGGTGTGCGTTGAAACCGAGTGGGCGGGTTTGGTCGAGCTACTCACATCGTTTCGCGACACGGACTGTGCGCCGTGCCTCGGTAAGCACTGCAAAGCGAAGTTTGGCCCCTCGTGGTCACCGACGACGTTTGACGGCCAGCGCTCAAACGAGAACGCAGACGAAGTGTCGGTGCTCGTGTACGATCTTGACGATCTACCGCCCGACTTTGAAAAAAGCCTGTCGCGCTTGCGGGGCCTTCGGTGCATCGTCCACAGCACGCACACCCACACTGCGCAGAAACCGCGCCTACGGGCTTGTGTGGCGCTTTCAAGACCCATCCCGGCTGCTAGCTGGCGTGCGGTCTGGCTGGCCGCTGCAATCGATCTGGAGCTCCCAGCGGACCCAGCCTGCAAAGACCCGGCGAGGCTTTACTTCCTGCCATCCTCACCGATTGGCGCCGATCGCGTGGCACTGGTAGGCGAGGGCGAGCCGTACGAGCCCGAGCTCGGGCCGCGCGCCGTGAAGTCTGACAAGCCCGTGCGTGTCGTGCCCAAACCGCTCGACATGCCGCCGCCGGATGCCACGGACGTGAAATCGCTACACCGGGTGCTTGCCGATCTTCGCTACCGCAAGGCCCGGTCGGGCCAGACCGAGCACGCCGAGCTGCTCGATGCGGTGATCAAGGGAGAGGCCGTGGCCCCGCAAGGTAGCCGGTCCATCCGAATCAACCAAGCGGCCTCGCTCCTAGCTTACGCTTTGCCCGATAGCGTATCCGAGGACGTGTTTGTGGAGCTTATCGGTCCTTCGCTGTACCGTACCGATTTAGCACCGGAAGGGTTACCGCACTGGCTACAAGTGGCCACCGAGTCATTTAGCCGCGCAAGAGCACGCAAGATAGAATCAGATCGCATCCGCAAAGAGCAAGACGAGGCACTTCGGAAACGACTACAAGGGCTTGCGCCCAAGCCGAACATCTTGAACACAGCGACCCCAGAAACCGACCCTTTCGAAGAGTGGGAAACACTTCTACTGAAGAGCGATAAAGGGGCCGTACTAAACAACGGCGAGAACGTGTTCATCACGCTCGCGTTCTCACCGGAAACCCGGAACACGATCCGGTTTGATCTTGTGTCGAAGCGAATCGACATTTCCGGCGGGCCGTTCGCCGACGCTTCCGAGGGCGTGCTAGAGGTCGAGGCGTGCGACTGGCTCGCGCGATACTACGATCTGCACCTGAAACCGCACGATGTCGGGCTGCGGCTCGGGCGTGTTGCTTGGGCCAATCGATATGATCCTCTCGCGGACTACTTAAACGGGCTGGAGTGGGACGGAGTCGACCGGCTCGGGGGACTGCTGCGTGAATACGCACGGGTCACAAACTCACCGAGCGGCGCGAAGATCGACAAGCTGGCCGAAGTCGTGTCCCGCAAGTGGGCGCGCTCCGCCGTGGCCCGCGCGTTACATCCTGGCTGCAAGGTCGACACGGTGCTGATTTTGGAAGGGGAGGGGGGCCTCGGTAAGTCGACCTTGTTTGACACGCTCGGGGGCCGGTGGTTCTGCGACGAGAGGCTCGACATCGGGAACAAAGACAGCAAGCACCTAACGGCTTGCTATTGGATCTTAGAACTTGCGGAGTTGGAGTCATTCCGCCGGGCGGAAGACAACGCCAAGAAACAATTCTTCGCGCAGCGGGTCGACAAGTTTCGCAGGCCGTACGCTAGGAATCCCGAGGAATTCCCGCGCCGCGCGGTGTTTGTCGGAACATCAAACGATCATCAGTACCTCACCGATCGGACGGGTAACCGGAGGTACTGGCCGTTCGCAACATCGGGAGACTTCGACCGGGCCTTGTTAGTCCGAGATCGCGACCAGCTTTGGGCGCAAGCCGTGGCGGAATACCGCAAGTGGGAGTCGCTAGGGGGCGGTGATAATGAGCTGCGCTGGTGGCTTACGCCCGACGAGCAGAAGCTTATGGATGTTGAAACCGAGGCCCGGTTAAAAGAGCCGCACTTCGACGATCGGATTCATACATGGTGGGCGGAGCTTGAACCATCAAAACGCCCTCAGTTTCTAACAGCCTCGACGGTTGCACAAAATGCTTTACAATTCCCGATCGATCGAATATCACAAGGTGTCCTTTCGGAAATCGGCGTGACGCTTCACAGAATGGGTTTCGTTCGGCTTAGGATCTATTTTGCCGGGCGGCAAGTGTGGGGCTACAAACCGAGTGAGGAATTACTTACGATGCCGCGCCGTGGTCGCGCGCAGCTCTG